TGTTTTGGCGCTGATCGAGTTATTGCTCACGTCCTGTATTATCTTGGCGATCAAATTCATTTTATGCTCCTTATCCATTATAGTTGATTTGTGAGAATATTCTCACACGAATATGATCAACTTTGCATATTCATGCGAGAGCGAGCGTGACCATGCGGTCACGCTCGCATCTGATTATTGGTATCGAGTTATCCGTGTCTTCGTGGATAATCGATAGATGAAATACTGATAATCTCCATCGATGATCTCGCACACGTTCGCTGGTGAGATTTCGATCACGGATACCTTGGTAAGAACCTGCGTACCACCGACTTCGGTGAGCGTTGCGGCTTTGGTGATGTAGCCGCTCGTGGTTGAATTCAAGACGGTGATCACGCTCTTTCCGCAGACCACTTCATCTTTCATTTTCCCATAGTCCACGCAAAGCACATGCAGACCATCGGAGTAGCACTTCCCACCGCTCATGGCTACCGGAATGAAGATCGCGGATCCGCTTTCGTCCTGGCCTCCCGCTCGATGAGTCTGTGCCATGATGAGAAACAGCACGATGATCAAGAGAACCAAGAATACAACTCTGGGCCAAACTCTATTGTTTACCATTTCGCTCCTATGGATAGTCTTTCTGAACCGGATCACCACACACCGAGACATACTTCGCATACGATTTCTTGATGCCAGCGTATGCGAGTCTGATCTCTTTTTGCAACTCAATCCAACGCCTGTTGCTTTCTTCGCAGAATGCTTGATAACATGCATCACAGCAAAGATAGCCGCTTGGATTGACGAGCGTGTTGCCATGCTTACAAACAGGATATTCCATAAGCCTCCTTGTCTTGGTTGGTAGATGAATAATCTCATCTAGCCTGTCCAGCAAGAAACTTGCCGAACAGGATACGTAAGATTATTCGACGAGCAACCGAACCGAGCCACCATCGTAGCATTGTTTGTAGCTTCGGAAGTTGCCTCCGTCTCTGTCGCGACACTCGATGTACCAGTCCGGTTTCTCTGGTGTTCCCCAATTGTCGGCTGTCTCGACAACGCATTCGTACTCGTTATATTTGTACTCGATGACAACCAGAGTTCCTTTTTCGAGATGCTTGAGATTGCGGATCGCGTCAAATCCCGCTTCCCTGTACATAGCCAGTTTGAGTTCACCTACCGCTCTGCCAGCGAACCGATGAGCGTCCGTGATCTGGCCCTTGAGAATCTGGCTGGCGGATCCAATCATCCACAAAGCCGCCCTGATCTCATGCGTGTCGGCTTCGTCAAGATCCTTGAACGCTTCGGACGCTTTATGCAAAGCATCGACCAGCACTTTCCGTTGTTTCTCGTCCATTTCACTCTCCTATTTGGTTGGTAGGATAAAGCAAAATTGCCTTATCTCAGCTACCGAATATCCGGTGATACTCGGTAGCCAGCATAAGGTAATTAGAGTTTGGCCCTGTCGAGCCACGCGATAAACGCGAGATGTCCGAGCTTCCTCAAGTTGTCGTATCTTCCACCAAACAGGCTGAGTATCTTAAGCGCAATTTTCTGGTTGTACTCAGGATAAATGCCTGGGCTGACTGCGCTCATAACTTCGATGGTTGAGTGGATCCGCGTATAGGTTTCGAAGTCAAGACCGCTCATTCCTAATTTCTTAAGCAGGTCGAGCGCCTTATCCCCAACCCAATACTCGCTGTCCAGATTGATCTGAACGTTTTCTTCATCGTTGGACTCGAAGAACATGAGGAATTCGTTGCTTTCAAATCCGTGTTTTTCGAGTTGCTTGCAGACATGGGTGAGTTCAGGGCCATCAAAGACGCGACCAACGTGGAAGTTGCTCACGCCTACATTCGGGCCGTACTCGTAGCACAAAGCATACTGGTAGTACATTTTCGTCTCCTTTTTGGTTGGTTAGAGTCAAATCATAATGCCCACTAACTCGGAAGCTAATGGGCATTAGGATTAAGGCGAGCATCTCGGCTCGCCCTAACCATTTACGCGCTTGTTATCTTACTGCTGAACGATGCGACCAGCGGCTTCGGCTTCCTTGATCATCTCGACATCCACCGTCTCGGTGGGCTGGCTGATGACAGGAGCGGGAGCGGGTTCTGGCATTGGGAAGAAGCGATCCACGAACGCATCCTTGATGCTCGCTCCAGTTTTCTCGGCCTTGATCGAGCCATCCATCAGACCTTTGCCCTGGCCCAAGACTTCCCAATTCTGGGCCGCGAGTGCCTGGGCCAGAATGTCTTTCAACGCATCCGTGTATTCATCTTTGGTCGAAGCGATCCCGCCGAACTTCCAGCCGCTCACAACCGGATTGCCATCTTCGTCATACTCTGGCGCGCCAAGCACGAATGCGCGGGGAAAGCCAGCGAACTGCAAGAAGGCGTTGGAGAACGTTTTCAGCGTCTGGAGATCATCGAAGACGAGTCCCTGCTTGCTTGTCCAGTGAGCGTCCACATGCTCGCCCTGGAACACGATCTGGCCCTCATTCTCGTCCATGATCAAGCGGATGCCGACTTTCACACCGCGCATCGGGCGAACAGTCGTCTTGCTCATCGTCGTCTCACCGGATGCTGGCGCGATACCACGAGCGGCCTTGACTTCATCAGCCGTGTGGCCTTTGAGCGCGGATGCGAGACGGGTGCGGAAGCCACCGTTGATGGTCTTTCCTTCCACCGTCATGCTCGCCGGAGCGTTCCACTGGCCCGTGTCCAAGCCGGACTTGATGTAATAGACGCGAGTTAACGCATCTTTGTCCGACAGCTTCAAGACACCCAGGACGTGATCTCGCACAGCGACACACGCTTCCAGGCCGCGTTTCTCACCGCATACCTGATCGAGTTCGATCTCTACACGTTTTTCCATTTTCTCAGACATTTCAAATCTCCTGGCGTTGGTCGCCACCCAAGAATAGTTGGTAGTGAGATTCTATCGATCTCACATAGGGATGCTCAACGGAAAACTTCAACCAACCAGGGAGACGAAAGGTTGAGCATCCCTATCTAAGATCGACACAATATTCAATTGAAGAACAAGTGTACTACATTATGGTCATTTTGTCAATACAGAGTTGGTAAACTGAGGATCTTGGTTTTTGCAGTAAGGTGATCCCGCCTCACTAAATTTTACTCTAGTGAGGCGGGAGTTGTGAATTACTGTTTCGAGTAATTCAGGCCAAACTTGATGCCGTGAAACTCATAGCCCTGAACTTCCATATAGGCGATATCGATATCCAGCATCTCGGCGAGACGGTTTACGTTATTGCACAGGAACTCGCGTTCAAGCGTTGCGATGTACTCTGGCCTTCCGTAGTACGTCTTTACGATGATGGGATCATACTCGGATAAATCAAGCTCGCATCCGCAATTGCAGTTAGTCTCGTTAAAGAACGATATGACAACTCCGCAGTCATGGATCATGCCGCGAGCAAGATAGAAGTTGACGTGCGTATGCAAGTCAATGCCGACGCAGACGAGATCCCTGATCGCATCCGAGAGTTCACTGTTGCTCATCATCCTGGGCATAAAGTCACTTTCTTTGTAACTCATGCCGATGTCCAGCGTGTACACTTTCTTATCCATTCTGATCTCCTTTATTGTATTTTGTGGGATATACCACAACGCTCGCCCTATACCACATCGAGTACAGGGCATGAGTTTTGGTGTATCTAGTTACCGCACAGAGCCAGGATCCATCGAGCGATGTTCGCGTACTCCCAAGGCATCGGCGCTATCCGTTCCAACTCATTCCCGATGATGGTGAGTGGATTGATGCCGAGCATGATAATGTATGAGATTATCAATACAGCCAGGATGAAGATAACGAACTCCATGCGTGAAAGCATAGAATTATATCTTCGTTCTGATTTGTACGCTTCCGAGATAGGGCTATTGTTGCGCATTGTATTACTCCTTAAGTGGTTGGGTTAAGAATTAGCCGAGTTGCTAACTCCCCGCCGGACACCAACTCGAAGGCTGATGTCCAGCAAGCGATCAGCAACTATAGGTCAAACATCTCGCGCTGGTTATCACCGATGAGATCCAGCGCCCGCTCAACGATCCCCATCAGAACTTTCGGATTGACGAATGTCTCGGTTGTATCGTGCCGAGCATTGAACGAGTTTCCATCCGCATATAACTCGATGTTGACACGTTCTTCGCAGTCGCATATCTCGAATTTGTCGCCAACTCTGCGGATCTGGTCGCCCACTTTTCTATCGAGAGTACCAATCGTTCCATCGTTGTCTCCGAAAGCATGGATCCATGCAGATTTCAAAGATAGGTACATTCTCGCGCAAAAGATTTCGTACATTGTATATCTCCTTATCTTGGTTGGTTGATATGGCAAGATTGCCATAACGCTCATGCGCTACCCTATCCGCCCTGGTTGAGTAGCGCATGTGAGTTATGGGAGATGCAGATTGTGGCTGAGTCTGCATCTCGATTTTGAATTACCGGAAGCTGTTCTTAAGCGGGAATGATAACGCTTTGTCCTCGCTCACTTCCGAGTTTCTGGCGTATAATTTGCCTGTCTCGGAGTCAACCCATTCGCCTTTCTCGATGTATATCTCGCCCGTTTTGGTGTCCACCAATCTCACCTTGGCTTGGTTCATGAACACGCCAAAGCTCATCCAGCGTCTCGCATTCGGGGATCCGCTAATCTTGAACTCCCAAGTGTTGTACGCGGGGATCGGGATCCTTGGATCGATGAGTTCATCGCGCTTGCTGATGATCGTATTGCCCTCATATCGAGCCATCTCGATGGCAATTGGTTCCCTGCATCTTACTACATAGGTTTTCTTGTTCATTGCTGTCTCCTGTTGGTTGGTTTAGAGTTATGAACTCCCCGCCGACCACCAAGTTGCCCTGGTGATCAGCAAGCTATTCCCTAACTCGCGGCTGGCAACGCCAGCGCGTTAAGATCGTCCAGATGCTTGCTCAGGAAGTCCCATGCATCTGCGCTAGAGTCGAACATCGTCTCGTATGGGTAAATGGGGAATGCCCCATGAGTTGTGACCACGATCTCGACACCCGCTGGCGAGTGCATCATCCTGTATTCGTGAGCCACTTTGCCACGATGGAAGATGCCCGTTCCCTCTCCCGCGTACATCCGTAAGTAATAATGCCCTGGCATATCGCCTGGAGTTTTACCAGGATAGCATTTCTCGATGATCTGCTCGGCGGATAGTCCGGTGAGTTTCATCGCATCGCTCACCCTGATCGGCTGACCATCATAACCGAGATTGTTGTCAACAGTGTTGCGGTTGATGAGATCATCCCGTTCTTTGTCAAAGACGATCCAATGCCAAACATCGTTGTTGCCGAGAAACTCGCCGATCCATACTGAGTTACTGTTGAATTCCATTGTACATCTCCCTTTATCTGGTTGGTTGGTTATAGCCCAAGTGAGCTATAGCCTGATCAGATATCTCTACCTGATCAGGATGCAGACCACTTAGTCGTTGATCATCATCGGCATATAAACTGCCTGTCTTTCGAAGTACCCGCAGAACCATTTCCCGCTCATGTGGACGTTGATCGCCTGACCGATGAGCATCTTGGTTTGATCACCCATCGCCATGTACGAGTTCGTACACACTTCATCACTCTCGATCAGATCCGCATCCCCATCCCCATCGGAGTCGCTCATCATCCAGCGACCACCACGCTCATCTTCGTACCCGTTGAGCGCAATCGCATTCAGGAAACTCTCATCCGCAGTTTCCCAATACTCATCACCACCCTGCATCTGCTCGCACCAATCATCTTCGTTGGCTACACATATCGTCGGTAAGCCAGCATTGACGGGCCGCGCAATGAGCAGAACAGCCACAACTAAGACGAACACTACTTTACGCATCATGTATCTCCCTGGTCTAAGAATATGGTTGTGTAAACCGCACCGGATATCAAGACAAGATCCTGATATCCAGTAAGACAATCACACAACCCATCTCCGGCATGGAACGGATCTGGTGAGTGCTGTGGTTTGTACCCACGCTCGCTCATCCATCCGCAGTCGCTCGTGCTGGCCTGTATCGGAGACGCTGATAGGTAACGCCTATCACTCGCCAGCGGGACTTAGTAGCTGGCTAAACGAAGATCCCATATTGCCTCTGCATTCCAGCGTGTAGCGCTATCGTCGTATCTTGATGGTGGTTGTGCCTAAGATGTCCGGCGTGAGTCGTTATCTCAATCAGATGACGTTAGATCAGATGTCTGAACAAGTTTATGCTGGCCCATATCGTCTCCCGACGATCACCTACTCGCCAGCACCGTCATCGTGCCGCCCCGCATCTCGATGTGGATACTGCACCATACGCGCCTACTCGCATTCCCGCATACGCTATTGTTCCGAGACGCATGTTATCTGTTGGCGATTACACCATCAAGTGTAGGACGCTATCTGCTCGACCATGCTGGCTGGCTGGCTAAGTGATCACTCACCTGGCTGGCTGGCTGTCTCGTACATTATCCGTTCTACTTAAAGCGAATAACCCCCATCTTAAGATGGGGGTTAAGTTTGGTGCTGGCTGGCTTACTGTGGATGATATTTGCTGATCCAGGCATCCACCAAAGACGGGCTGGCGGTGGGTTCAAGTTTGCCGATCTTCGCCAGTGTCTCGTATTCCCCAGCATCGAACAGGCGCTGGCGGATGACTTTCTTAGCGGTTTCCGAATCCTGCGCACAAATCTTAATTCCGCCTAAGTCGAATTCATTGTCTCGACGGACGTTTTCGCGGACGAATTTTACAATGTCGGTCAAAGCCGAGTCGATCTTCCGTAACAGCGGGCTGGCCCCAGGTGACATGAAGACGGATCCGTCGACCGCGATGATTGCGAAACATTTTTCCGCGCTTAAGCGCACCGTACCATCATACAGCGACAACTCGACCGCGACCGATGATTTCTTCGCTGGCGCTGTCTTAGGCGCATCCTGGCTGGCTGGCTGGCTGGCTGGCGCATCCTGCGAGTCACCCCTAATTGCTTTGGGGAGTCTGGTTCTAAACGTGCCATTCCAGCCACCTTTCGCATCATGGCAAATCGACTTCGCCAGCAGAGTCCAACCAGAATCCCACAAATTCAACTCGGTTTCAGGATCCAGATTAAGCGCGGTCACATGGTTGAAAACGGCTGTCATGGCTGAGTTGCCATGATTTTCACCAACAACGTCTTTGCTGATCAAAACGGCTGTCATTTCGAATCTCCCTAAAATTGGTTGGGCCAGCCAAACCGCTGGCGTGAATATATTATCGCTTAAGTCATGTCTTAAGTCAAGTGAGTTGTGTTGCAGTTCCGTTGCAGATTCGTTGCAATGAGTTTTAGGTCGGCCTAATCTTAATTGGCTTAATACTTAGGCTGGGCTAAATAGTAAGTTAGGATAGCCTAAATGGGCATAGGAGTCTGCACTAACAAAACATCTCAATGCAGGCTATCTCAATGAGTTAGTGTATATTAATATATTAAGTTAGTATAGGCTAACTTAGTTTTTAGGTGAGCCTAAATTCAAATTTAGGTGAGCCTAAATTGAGTTTTAGGTGAGCCTAAATTGAGTTTTAGGCTGGGCTAAAAAAAAGGTTAGGTTTACCTAAATTTTTGGCGCTCATGTAAAAGATCCTCTCCGAAACGTAGCTCAATTTTTGAAAATCATCGTCCTAATCGGAGTGAAAAATTGTAATGTATATAGCATGTGGATAGGAAGTAGGGCGTATGTAGATAGGAAATGATATGGAAGTAGAGATGAAATCAGGCGCATAGCCGGTAATGCGAAGGTGAAGTGATGAAAGGGAATCGTTGTGACGCATATTTAAATATAGAAAAAGTTTGATTAGTAATACGTATTACTGGGGAGTTACTTTACAAACGTCCTATAAATAGGACAAAGAAATGCTCTGTTTTTGGCTCGCAAAGCATCTCCGGCATAGTCGGCAAAGAGAAAAGATGATATAATTACACAAAATATGTACACAAAAGTTTGGATTGGCCCTGGAGAATAATTTTGGCTGACAATAATTACGGCGCTATGAGCAAAAGAAATATATCGGCTGTCGATAGACGGAGATATGCTCTGCAACTTCGTTCTGCTGGATTAGATTACAGAAGCATATTTACCGAAGTTGTTAGCAGGTTCGGGGCCGAAATGCTTCCACCGAGTTATGATGAACGGTATGTTTGGCGTGATGTTAAATTTGAGATTGATAAGATCAAGAAGGAGATGTCCGAAAATGCAAATGACTTGCGCATATTGGAAATGAACAGGCTCGATGATCTTCAAACCGCTTTGATGCCGAAGGCTCTACAAGGCGATGTGAAGTACGTGGATCGTATTTTAAAGATAATGCATCAGAGGGCGATGTTGTTTGGCCTTTATGCTCCAGTTCACTCGAAGGTCGAAGTGAGTGATTGGCACTCGGAAATCATAGACTTGATTAAGCAGGGGAAAGTCACACGAGAACAGGCGGAGGAAGAACTTGGAAAAGAATTCGTTACTAAATTACTTGACACCGGAAGCGCAGATATCGTTGAAGGTAGCTTTGTTGAAGGACAAAGCGAGTAAAGAACATACCTTTTATACAGAACAAATGAAAAAATGGCCTGATAGGAATCTTCACGATGAGGATTTTAAGCCGATCCCGTTCCATCAGGCGCAGAACATACTTTGGGACGCAGACCGAAGAAGCGTTGTGATGAGCGCTGGCAGTCAGTCTGGCAAAACATCTTGGGGGCCGTGGTGGATACTTAGGGAAGTTTACGAAAAGCGTGGGCCTGGAGATTATATTGCGGTAACAGCTTCGTTTGATTTGTTCAAACTAAAAATGCTTCCGAGTATGCTGGCGGTGTTTGATGGAATATTTCAGCTTGGTCGGTTTTGGGGCGGAGATAGGATTATTGAGCTTGCGGATCCGGTGACAGGCAAATTCCTTGCAAAACGCGCAACGGATAATATGTGGGGGAGAATTATCCTCCGCTCGGCAGATGCACTCGGCGGGTTAGAGTCTGCTACTGCAAAAGCGGCTTGGCTGGATGAATGCGGTCAGGATCGGTTCTCGCTGGATGCTTACAAGGCTATACGAAGAAGAATAGCGTTGAAGCGCGGAAGAATGCTCATGACGACAACTCTGTACAACATTGGATGGTTTACTCAACAGGTGATCGATCCAGCGGTTGCGGAAGGAAACACGGCATTCGAGACGCATGGTAGTGCGGAACTTGAAGTGACGGACTCTGTAAAGCGTGATACGATTGTGGTTCAGTTTGACTCGATCCTCAATCCAGCATTTCCGATGGATGAGTACAATGAACAGAAAGAGCTTCTGTCTGATGAAGAATTCCAGATGTTTTATCGTGGAAGAAAGGCATCACGCAGATTCTTGATCTACGATACATTCGATCCGACAAAGCATGTTTGCCCTCCGTTCGAAATACCGGAATCGTGGAGACGCTATCTTGGTGTTGACTTTGGTGGATCTCATACGGCGGCGATGTATTACGCTGAGGAACCTGGAACCGGAAAGCTGTACTGCTACAGAGAATACCTTGGCGGCGGGAAAGCAATAGAACAGCACGTCAAGGATATCCTGAAATACGAAAACGGAGTTCCGGTTGCTTATGGTGGCGCTAGGTCGGAAGACCAGTGGAGAATGGAATTCGGACAGCATGGGCTTCCGATTATGCCTCCACTTACCGATGAGGTTGATTTAGGTATCAGTCGGGTATACGCATTGCATAATTTGAGTTCTGTCATATATTTCAAGAATCTAAGTGGTATACTGGATGAGAAAGGCAGATATCGTCGCAAAAGGAACAAAGAAGGCGATGTTATCTCCGATATTGAGAACAAAAACACGTTCCATAGGCTTGATGCTGAAAGATATCTAATATCTACGATTCGCCCTGGTACTGGTTTGAGAATGAAAATTATAAACTTGGGAGACACAAATGCCTAATGATACGGTAATGGAACAGGCTTTAGCGAACAGCGTACAAAGCGCAAGCCAGGGACAGATGATCGGCGCTCCGATATCGCTGATGATGCTTCTGGCGAAGGTTAATGATATTATTGCGCCCTGGTGGAGTAGAAGGCGTGACTTGGAGCTTAGATCGTTCACAAAGTCATCCGACCACCTATCCGGTGCTGTATTCAACATGTGCGCGAAGATGACAGCAATTCCGGTGAAGGTAGAAGCAAAAGACAAATCAATCAAAACTCACGTTAAGGCCGCAGAGGAATTCACGGATGTTATCATCAATGGTTCTCAATTCGGCGAAGGATGGGTTGCGTTCTACGGAAAGTTTATTGAGGATCTTCTGACACAGGACAACGGGGCGTTCGCTGAAATTATCGGCCCAGGAAAGAAAGATGGCCCGCTTACAGGAATGCCAATCTCGATTGCTCACATGGACTCCGCCAGATGCTTAAGAACAGGAAGTCCAGAATATCCGGTAGTGTATGAAGATATTTCAGGGAAGATGTACAAGCTTCATTACTCGCGTGTTTGGTTCGCGTCACAGCAACCATCTACGGATGTTAGGATGTGTGGAGTTGGATTCTGCGCGGCAAGTAGGGCAATCAACTCAACACAGAACCTGATTGACATTTCAACATATAAGCAGGAAAAACTTGGCAGTCGGCCTCCGAGAAAACTGATGATCACTGGAGGCGGGTTGGATCCAGAAGATATCCAGCTTGCGGTTCAGATGTCAGAACGGGCTATGAGCAATGCTGGATTTACTAGATTCTCGAAAACAATTGTTGCGGGTAACAGAAACATACTCGATCCAAGAGTTGAGGAAATTGACCTTGCTTCTCTGCCAGATGGATTTGATGAAAAGGAATCCACCATACTCGGCATGAGTGTAATCGCTATGGCTTTTGGCATGGATGCCAAAGAGCTATTCCCGATGATGGAGGGTGGCGCTTCAAAAGCTGATGCAATCGTTCAGCACATGAAGCAGAGAGGGAAAGGCCCAGGCCAGATCCTCCAGATCACAGAGACAGGATGCGGATCAAAAATGCTTCCTCCGTATCTTCAACTTGTGTTTGACTATCAAGATGATGCTCAGGACAGACAGGCCGCAGAGATACGCGCAACTCGATCACAATCTCGCCAGCGGGACTTGATTACTTCCGTAACTAATGTTAGACTCGAGAGACAGTTGATGTTGGAAAACAAAGAGATATCTTTGGAACAATTCGAAGAACTTGAGTTATCTGACGGAAGGCTCGTGGACGGTCTTGATGTCGAAATATTATTTGAAAGCGAAGATAAAGATTACGTGATGCTCTTGTCTGGAACAACCGATGCTAACTTCGAGAAGAAAAAGACAGATATTCAAAAGATTATCATGACTTCGAAAGATGTTAATCTTGTAAAGAAATCTCGCAGAGCATTAGCGGCAATTTATCAGAAGTACGAAAAGCCGCTTATGGAACAGGAAATGTTTGAGCAACAGATTATGATGCAGTCTCTTACCGGAAGGGCCAACAGGCCAACCGGAGAAGCATCAGGTGATGGTCAGGCGAGATCAGGGTCGGCAAAGCCAGGGAATGATAATTCTTCTCAAGAGGAACGGTTTGGCAGAAAATTAGGTAGAGATGAGGTTGTTATACGCGGTGATCAGCAAGCAGACTTGGAGGAATAATGCATATCGTTATTCAAAGAATAGTTGGCCCATTTTTGTTTGAAGGTCTTACGGACAGCCAAGTAGTAAAGAATAAGCTCAGAAAAGAAATAATGAGGGTAACGAGAGAAGAAGGGCAGATCCAGAAGCGAATACTAGATAAACTCACTTATGATTGGTGGGCTCCTGAGACAATTGTTGTTGAGTACGAAGAAGAAGAAAAGTCTAATCTTATCAGCGTCAAGGTATTTATCGACAATATGTATTTCTACTTTGTAGATCAGGGAACAAGCGTCCGTTATGCTACGATGGATAAAGATTATAAGGTTCGATCAGAATCGGGAAAACTTACTCTCAAATCAAGAGGATTGGACGGAGTTGCGTATATAAACACAAAAGAGCCAAGGCCAGGAATAGCGCCAAGAAACTTTATCAAAACTCTTGAAGAAAAAAGAAGAAAGAAATTTCAAACAAAAATAGCGAATGCGGTTAGCAGAGTGTTAAGAACCGAGCGCGGTTGGTGATAAATAATGATAGTTCCAGATGACATACAAAAAGAATGGTTCTCTGTAATCAGAAGATTACAGAGTGTATCAAAAAGCGAAGGGCTTTCGATTTTGTCAATCAATATACTTGTTGACAGCGAAGGAACTCCGCAAGCATGGACTTCTCCGAAACAGGTGAAGATTGAGCCGAAGAATGCCGCAAGCGCAATTCTCGCTGTAATTATCGAAGGCGATAGAAATGACTGATAATTTACCTTTGGTTTTACACGAAAGGTTCAATCCGAAAAGTTCTCAATCAATTCCGGTTCGTATCAAAGGATTTACAAGAAGAAATCTAGCGGAGTATCTAAATGAGATTAGGCTCTTTAACGGAGTCGAAGTCGGAACCGCTCAGGGATTGTACGCACTACAGCTATGCCAGAGCATATACGGGATCAAGTTGACTTGCGTCGATCCGTATATGAAATACCATTGGAAAAACTCTACCGATGAGCATGAACGCTGTTTCAAACTTGCTCATGAAAGATTAGATCCATACGGAGTAACCATACTTAGAAAGACAAGTATGGAAGCCGTTGGCGAATTCAAGGATAAAAGCCTTGACTTTATTTATATTGATGGGAACCATGAGTTCGATTACGTAATGGAGGATCTTATCTCGTTGGGAAGAAAAGTGAAGTCAAACGGTATTATTGCACTACATGATTATTACCGTTTCAGTAGAGCCGGAGTTGTTGAGGCAGTTGATGTATACACAAAGGCTCATCAGATCAACGAGTTTTTTATTTGCGACTATCTTGTGAAAGTCGATAAAGAGCCAGAGTACACCGTATTTTGGGCAAAACCATAAGTTATAAAGAGGAATAGAATGAGTAGAGTATCAATACTGATACCGTCGAGAAACGAACTGTTTCTAAAGAAAACAGTAGAGGACATCTTAGAGAAGGCTACTGGCGATATTGAAGTGATTCCAGTTCTCGATGGTTATGACAGGGCAGAGCATCCAGTTTTACCGGATGACAAAAGAATTAGAACAATTGTTCATGATGTTTCCAAAGGAATGCGAACTTCAATTAACGAAGCGGCATCCATAGCCACTGGCAAGTATCTCATGAAGACAGACGCACATTGTTTGTTTGGCCCAGGTTTTGACGAGATACTACAGCGTGACTGCGAAGATAACGAGATTATCATTCCAAGGCGATATAGTCTTGATGCAGAGAACTGGAAGCTGAATGATAAGTCTCCAGTAGATTCGATGTATTATTTCTATCCATTTACTCCAGGGCATGAGCATGATCCTGGTTTGCATGGAAGAACGTGGAGCGAGCGCCGTGAATTCCTGAAAGACAAAACCGTATATGAAGATATGACTTTTCAGGGAAGTTGTTGGTTCATGTGGAAAGAACACTTTGTTGACAGGATTAAAGGAATGGACAACATAGGGTACGAGACATTCATGGGCGAACCGCAGGAGATTGGATTTAAGACACAACTTGGCCCCTGGCATGGCAGAGTCATGGTAAACAAGAATACATACTATGCGCATCTCCATAAAGGAAAGCAATACGGAAGAATGTACTTCTTATCATCATCGGAGAGACTTAGAGGAAATGCTTATTCGTTCGACTTCTGGTGGAACAACAGATGGGAAGAAAGAATACATGATATCGAGTGGCTTATTGATAAGTTCTGGCCTCTCCCGAATTGGCCCGAAAACTGGAAAGAAATAAAGGCTTCTAAGAAATGATTGACACGATTGAATACATCACAAATAAATTCGGTATACATAAAGAGATCGAAGGAAAAATGCCCGTAGTGATTCCAAACTTCGGGCGAAATAATCTCGCCGCTCTTTTCAATGAATTGAAGTTTTCAACAGGCGCTGAAATAGGTGTTAAGAGTGGTGAATACTCGGCTGTTCTTTGCAACGAAAATCCGAATGCAAAGATATACAGCATCGATCCCTGGTATGCTGGCACTTACTTTGAACACGGTGAACCTCACATAGACGGTGACGGTCTTACGATTGATCAAGGACTTCATGAAGGGTATTACGAAAAAGCAAAGAAAATACTTTCAAGATATCCAAACAGCACAATTATCAGAAACACGAGTTTGAACGCAATCAAGATGTTCGGAGACAATTCACTCGACTTCGTTTATATCGACGGAAATCACGACTTCCAGAATTGCACGAATGATATTCATGAGTGGTCTTTCAAGGTGAGGAAAGGCGGAATTATTGCTGGACACGATTATACAACATATCGACAGCAAGCCAGAATTCATGTGAAGTATGTTGTGGATGGGTATACAAAAGCTTATGCAATCAAGCCCTGGTTTATTCTTGGATCGCAGGAAAAGACGGGTGAAGAAATACGCGATCCATCTCGATCTTGGTTTTGGGCGAAACAATGAACTTATGGACTGAGCTATGTCATCTTGCATACAAGTATGGATCCGATAAGTGTTACGAGATAAAACATCCATTTACTCCATATTACTATGAGCTATTTAAGGATATGCGAAATGATGTCAAGAAATTTCTTGAGATCGGAGTTGGATATCCAGCAGTAATGGAGCGACCTAAAACATACACAATCGGAGCGAGCCTGTATATGTGGCGCGACTTCTTCCCGAACGCTCAGATATACGGTGCTGATATTAATAAAGATATATTGTTTGAGGCAGATAGAATAAAAACATTCGAGTGCGATCAAACGCATACCGAAGATGTGTTTCGCCTTATGTCTGACGTTGGAGACGATGTTGATATTGTGATTGACGATGGTCTTCACACGCTTAAGTCTCAAGTAAATACGTGTCTTGATATTATGCCATTTCTAAAAGACGGTGCAATATATATTGTTGAAGATGTTGTTAGCGACAAGGTTGCGAAATACCTAAAGCAATACAATGCTGAATTAATAACATTTCCAATCGCTCGTCACTTCGATGATCGTCTCGTAATTATGAGGAAATAATGTACGATTTATCTATTATCATTCCAGCAAGAAATGAAATATTTCTCACGAATACAATCAAAGATATATTAGATAATAAAAAAGGAAGCACACAGGTAATCGCAGTTCTTGATGGATACTGGCCTGATCCTGGCATAAAAGATCATAAAGATGTTATTATCATTCACAACAGCGAATCGATAGGTCAGAGAGCTGCTACAAATCAAGGAGCAAGAATTACAGATCCGTCAACTAAGTATATCATGAAGGTTGACGCTCATTGTGCGTTTGCTCCTGGCTTCGACGTAACAATGATGGAAAGCATGGAACCGGATATTACGATGGCTCCGGTGATGCGCAATCTTCATGCATTCAACTGGCTATGCAAAAACAACCATCGTCGGTATCAGGGAATAAGTGGGCCTTGTGAAGAATGCGGTGAACCAACAGAGATGGAAGTTGTATGGATAGCGAAAACAAATCCGCAGAGTACGGCCTATCGTTTCGACAGAGATATGCATTTCCAATATTGGAACGAGTTCGGATCCAGGCAAATAGGCGATCTTACGGAAACAATGTCTTTGCAGGGATCTTGCTTTATGCTAACGAGAGAAAAGTATTTTGAATTGGACATCAGTTCGGAGAAGGATTTTCACTCGTGGGGCCAGCAAGGGGTTGAGGTCGCCTGTAAAACATGGCTAAGTGGCGGAAGGGTTCTTGTAAATAGAAAAACTTGGTACGCTCACATGTTTAGAACAAAAGGTGGAGACTTTGGATTTCCGTATCCAAACCCAGGCAATCTTGTTATTCGAAATAGAGAAAAATCGAAAGAGCTTTTTGCTGATAATAAATGGGAAGGCGCAAAATATTCTTTTGAATGGCTTATCAAAAAGTTCAGTCCTCCAGATTGGGAAGATTATATTCCAGCGAAAAAGGATATAATATATTATACGTGCAATACACATAGTCTTGACATTGAAACTGCGTGTAGAGAACAATTGAAGAAATCTGGACTCAATATTATCAGCGTGTCTCTTAATAAAGATATAGATTTTGGAGATACAAGATTAAGGATGGATGGACAGAGAGGGCCAGAGATGATGCACAGACAGATTTTGCAAGGACTTATGAATAGCGATGCAAAGTATGTATTCTTGTGCGAGTCAGACGTTCTTTACCATCCGTCACATTTTCTTTTCACTCCTAAAAAAGACGATATATTTTATTACAACACGAATGTTTGGAAGACAAGATATCCAGATGGACACTCTGTATGGACAGATGACCTAAAGCAAGTTAGCGGAATTTGCGCTAACAGAGAACTCCTGATTGACTTCTATACAAAGAAGATACAGCAGATTGAGCAGAAAGGTTTTGACGGTCATTATGAGCCAGGATGCAATCAGTCTATTTATGGATATCACAAAGGCGGAAAGTACGGTTCTGAAATGTATCAGTCAGAAGCTCCAAACGTTTGCATACGTCATGATTCGAACTTGACAAAAAGCAAGTGGAGCGTTGACGATTTTCGCAATAAGAAATATGCGAAGGGATGGAAAGAGGCTGATGAGGTTCCTGGGTGGGGAAAGCCACTCAATCTTTTAGAGAGGTAATATGGCGCAAACAGTAAGAACAAATAGATTGATGCACAGAATATGCCAAGATTACGAAGATGATCTTTCTAATCTGAATATTCCAATTCATGATTTTATCGGAGCCGCAAGTGGTATTCTCGGTGGGTACATATCGAACCAAACAGTGTTAGCTCAAATCAATCCGGTTTTATCCGCTCAGGAAGAACAGGATTGGAACGATCTGCTTGCTCGTATGACATCGAAAGATAATACAAGCAATGTGAATGCAAGAGATAGAGCATTACTCTGGTGGCAGACGATTTTGATGTGGTATGAGTTAAGAAACAAACAGGCTTTCTCCACTCCTGAACAAGTTTGGAATTGGTTGATTACGAGCTAATAGCATGACATTAAAGATCCAAACCACTCGCGTTGCAATGAACACGAGTGCCAACACCAATTGGGATGTAACTATCTCTGGTTTTGGCACTCCTGTTGCGGCTATGTTTTTCTGGTCTTACAATACAGCCGATGGAACGGCAGACGAAAGAAAGATCGGGATGGGGGCCGCTACGGGTTCGAGCAATCAGTGGGCGGGATCTACGGTATCTGGACATGGATTAACAACCACAGCGGCGCAGAGCACATTCAGTACATCGAGTGTAGTTTATGGGCTTACTACTGGCGGCTCATTCTATATAAATGTTGACTTTGTATCATTCATTACGGATGGAGTAAGACTACACAATAACAGCACTTATCCGCCTCCTTCCGCGATGTATCTTACGGTCGTGCTTATTGGCGGAACAGATGTATCAGCTACGGCAGGAGCGTTATCGTGCAGTACGACTCTTGATGGTACTGCAAGTGTATCAAGCCTTTCGTTTGAGCCAACAGACCTTATTTGTTGTCATGCGTCAAGTCCGAATATCTCATTTGGTGTTGCTCATAATGGAACATCAGACGTTCAATATGCAGTCAGGCACTCTGATCGTAGTGGAGTTACAACAACAGCCGCTGGAGCCGCATCAGACGACTCTTATGTTGCAATACACGGAACTCATGCGGCAAATCAATTCTCCGCAGAGATTACGGCATATAGCGCAAATGGCTTCACGGTTACAACAAGAAACTCAACAACAGGAACGGCGGCCCAGTTAGGATATCTTGCATTACGAATTTCGAATTTCTCATCGTTCGCAGGAAGATTAACTACTCCAGCAAGCACAGGAAACTTTGGAGTAGCCGATCCTGGCTTCAAGCCGCAGTTTGTAATGCAGTTCTTGACGAATGTTGATGTCGATAATACGATTGATACAACAAATAAAGCTGGAGCTATTGGAGTTAGTGTTTCAGATGGTTCAGCACAGTATACTCATGCGGTTGCTACAGATGATGGCGTAACGACTTCGAATACAGAAAGCACCGCAGACAATGTTCTCTCAATACTGCACAACGATGACGGTGCGGCGAGATTTGAATCATCTTTTGTTTCATTTGACACGAATGGTTTTACTCAGAACTTTTCCGCAACTGTATCTGGAGCATTGTGGCCTTATTGGGTTGTTCAAGAAGAATCTGGAGAAAGCTCATCTGTATCCCCATCCGTAAGCCCATCAGCGTCATTAAGCCCTTCATCGAGCATTAGTCAGTCTCCAAGCGTTTCTCCTAGTGCATCGCTAAGTCCGAGTTCATCTCAAAGCATAACGCCCTCATCTTCGGTAAGCGCATCTCCAAGTCCGTCTGCTGGTTTTGGTATCTTGACCGCAAATTGCGCCAGAGATGTAAACTTGCACCAAACAGCACTTAGCGGTTGGGCGAACGGTGGTGTACATAACGCAGTCCAGTTTGGAAGCTACAACTTTGGATTGATGTATTTTGATATCTCGTCTATCCCATCTGGGTCTACAGTAACAAGAGCCTATATCCGGTTAGGGTTGTATGAAGGCGGAGGCAATGGAGATATATATGCGGTTCTTTCTGCGAATAGTGGATGGATCGAAGGAACAGGAAATCTTACACAAGCTTTATCCGGAGAACCTTGTTGGAATGCAAAAGAATCAACAGGATCGGACACTGTTCAGGTAGCATGGGCTGGAGGGTCAAATGGTTGTGGAGTTACTGGAACAGATATTTCTTCATCCACAATTGGATCTTTTACACTCAGCGGTCAGCCAATTGGAATATACAATGTTGAGCTTAGTGTAAGTACGGTTCAGAACTGGATTGGAGGCTCTAACTCTAACTATGGTCTTTTGATAAAGCCGACAAACTCAAGTTCGAATCATATCGCGTTGAGAGAGTATGGAACCGCATCGTATCGACCACAACTTATTGTAGAGTACACAACGTCTGGATCGTCATCTGTATCTCCATCTATTTCTCCGAGCGCAAGCGCAAGCCCAAGTCCTTCTGCAATTGTTGGAAGTGTCGTTTGGGGTCATATTACAGGAGCAACGGAAGATAATATTAGGACGTTCGCTGGAAACTGGACAGGTACAGGAGCCATCTCCGGTACTGGAAATGCAGAGGCCGTTGATCTTGATTCCGCCGAGTATATGGAAAGTGAAGTTGTTCTTACTGGAGCATTCTCGGTAACGCTGTTGCAGAATGTTTATGCTGCCGGAGATGGTGCAAGCTTGTTCTACAGGCACGGTAATTCAATAGCGGCCTGTCAGGGAGCATCGTGGAACGCATATACGGTTCCTTTCACTTCGCTTGGCTATGTTCAGGTAAGGATAGAAGCATAATGAAACCATGCACATACAGAATTTACTACGAAGATAAAAGCATGTATTGTGGTTATCCTGAAAATGCTCCAGCGCAAGGAGTTATTGTCATTTCTCAAAGTGAAGATAATGCGAAAGGATGGAGACTAATTACCGGAGACTTCTATATATTCCAAAGTTGGGGATGGGAAGGCGTTGACGAGTTTGGGTTGTATGATTACTTGATGAGTTCTGGCTGGAAGAAAGTTTTATTCGGAAGAACAATACCAACAAAATTGTTTGACGAGATATATTCCAAAGCGCGAGAGGAAGCTATGAATGACTAATCCTGCATTTACGCAAGTTGCCTTTCGCGGGAGAAATGATAACGGTTCTGAAACAACCGCTACATGGATTGCGAACCAAAGCACAAACTGGAGTCAGGCTCCATCTGTAAACTTTAGGGTTCGTTTTCTCATTGATGAAACAGCGTCTAGAGCATGGACAAGTGTTACATGGAACCTGTATTACTCGACAGACGGAACAAACTACTCTGCCGTTACAGGATCTACGCCAGTTCAATTCTCGCTATCAAGTAACTTTACAGACGGAACAGACACGACATCTCAACTTACAGGAGGATCTGGAGCATTCCTAACCGATAACAACGGTATGAAGGAGTCAACTGGAGGTGCTACCAATACCGGATCGGCTGGTAACTACTTCGAGTTGGAGTGGTGTTTGCAACTTGCGGCATCGCAAGTATCAAATGGAAACTCAATCTATCTTCGGGTATATAACGGATCGAGCGCAATTGCCGCTTATACGCAAACACCTCAGATAACTGTTACGGATACAAGTTCATCTGTATCTCCTTCTGTGAGTCCGTCTGCAAGTCAAAGCCCATCCAGTTCGCAAAGCGCATCAACTTCGCCATCGAGTAGTGGTTCTGCATCTACGAGTCCTAGCAGTTCTGTAAGTGCGTCTACTTCACCATCGAGTAGTAACTCTGCATCCACAAGTCCAAGTAGCTCAAACAGCAGATCGACAAGCCCATCAGCGTCCATATCTCCATCGAACTCGACTAGTCCGTCCGTAAGCCCGTCTTCTTCTGTTAGCCCGTCTAGCTCAAACAGCCAGAGCGTAAGCCCGTCTTCAAGTGTCAGTCCATCATCAAGTGACAGTCCAAGCTTAAGTCCATCTGGAAGTGTAAGTCCTTCATATTCCGCAAGTCCATCTTCCGGTGGCGAATTATTCAATATTCAAATGAAGTCAGACCTTTCTGAATGGTCGTCATTTTCAGATCCTGGTAGCCACATAACTTGGCAGTCAGGCGCTGGACTTGCTGGAACTTCTGGAGGAATGCAAGTTGATATTAACGGAGCCGTAAGATACGCAAGAAAGACTCTTGCATCTCCATCCACAACCGGAATAGTTAGAGTTCGTTTCTATTTTGACCCCAATACAACTTTACAAGGAACAAGCGATTTATTTGTAATTGCAAAAGTATGGAATAGCACTCCTGTATTTCTTTTTATGCTTGGATTTGGAGTTCACGATACCGATGATGGACATTGGGATTACCAGTTTGGGGTTAATACAGATGTTGGAGAAGTTTATCCAAACGGATTCACTTTGTCGGATGCAACGCCTCACATGTTTGAGATTATGCTCACTAGAGCAACAAACTCTACTTCATCCGATGGATCATTACAGTGGTGGATAGATGGGATAGAGCAAACTCCATTTACTGGATACGATAATTACGATACATTCAATAACGTAAGTATATTTAATTTTGGCGTAATTGACAGTGTTTTGGCAGACACAACAGGAATAATATATTTTGACGAGATCGTTGCCAATGATACGGGAGATGAGATTGGAGAGTTTGTTGGAAGTCCGTCATTATCTCCATCGTTATCAGAGTCCCCATCATCATCAACATCTCCATCAAGTAGCTCTAGCAGAAGTACAAGTCCTAGTTCAAGTTCTAGCCCAAGCATAAGTCCTAGTTCAAGCGTAAGTCCTAGCTCAAGTTCTAGCAGAAGCATAAGTCCTAGCGCAAGTGATAGTCCTAGCAATGCGGCAACCATACACGTAGAAGACATTGTGTTGAGAATAGGCGGATCGCCATCTGCATCTCTAAGTCCGTCAAGTTCTGGTAGCGCAAGTGTAAGTCCATCAGCAAGCATAAGTCCAAGCTCGTCAGGGAGTCCAAGTGTTAGTCCTTCTAGTTCTGTTAGTCCTTCTAGTAGTAATTCGGCTTCTACTTCTCCCTCGTCTAGTGCTAGTGCGTCTGCAAGCCCAAGCGTAAGTCCATCAAGCTCTGTATCGCCGAGCGTAAGCCCATCCAGTAGCACTAGCCCAAGCTCAAGTGCAAGCAGAAGCACAAGCCCATCTGCAAGTGTAAGTCCGTCATCATCAAATAGCCCTAGCGTATCTCCGAGCGCAAGCGTAAGCCCGTCTTCATCGAACAGCCCAAGTGTTAGCCCAAGCTCAAGTCCAAGTCCGTCATCGAGCAACAGCCCAAGCGTAAGTCCGAGTTCGTCTGTTTCTCCATCTTCGAGTGTTAGTCCAAGCACAAGCCCAAGCGTTAGTCCAAGTTTCTCCGTTGGAAATATACCCTGGTATAAGGTAAGTTCGTATAGCACTCCGGTTGGATCGGTTGAATCTGGAGATATATGGAGCTTGCAATCCGATGATGGCAGCGAGTTAGTTCTCAACGAGATAGCCGGAACTCCTGGGTTCACATACGATTTCCTGTTTGGAGAAAGCGAAAGTGTTTCAACTCCGAATTTATACTTGAATATTCGTGGCTGGTACGATGGCACAAGCGCACACAATGTAAAAATTCAAGAGTGGAATTACAACTCGTCTTCGTGGGTTAATATAACCGCTAATACAACTGACTTGCCAGATGCTACAGGAGAGCAAGGATATCAATTCACTCTTATTTCTAATGCGAATTATCTTTCCGCAGGAATTGTGAGAGTAAGAATAACGCATACAAGTCCTGGCAATATTACACATAATCTTCATCTTGATTATATGTACCTGTCACTTACAGGAAGTCCGTCTGCGTCATTATCTCCAAGCCCTTCCGTAAGCCCATCCAGTTCAGTAAGTCCTAGCGTGTCGCCGTCGAGTAGCGTGTCGCCTTCGTCGAGCGTATCTCCTTCTGTATCTCCATCCGCAAGTGTATCACCATCATCATCGGCAAGTCCCTCGGTATCTCCTAGCGCATCTGTTAGCCCGTCGAGTTCTGCAAGTCGAAGTACAAGTCCGTCGGCTTCTGTTAGTCCATCATCGAGTAACTCGCCTTCGGTAAGTCCGAGTTCAAGTGTTAGCCCATCAAGCTCATCCAGCAGGTCTACATCTCCTTCGGCATCGCTAAGTCCGAGTTCCAGTGGATCAGCATCTGTATCTCCGAGTAGAAGCACAAGCCCATCCAGTTCGAATAGTCCAAGCGTAAGCCCTTCATCTTCGGTTAGTCCGTCGTCGAGTAATTCACCTTCGGTAAGCCCAAGCGCAAGTGTTTCTCCGTCTAGCTCAAATAGTCCTAGCGTAAGTCCGAGCGCCAGTATATCTCCGAGTAGTAGTGGTAGCGCATCCACAAGTCCGAGTTCAAGCCCAAGTCCGTCTGCTGGAAGTCCGTCAAGCTCGCTTTCTCCTAGTAGATCGACATCCCCATCATCTTCTGTAAGCCCGTCCGTAAGTCCATCTGCATCCACAAGTCCAAGTTCAAGTGGATCGGCATCGACAAGCCCAAGTAGAAGTACAAGTCCGTCTAGTAGCAACAGTCCATCAGTATCTCCTAGCGCGAGTACAAGCCCGTCAAGCTCAGGGAGTAGAAGCACAAGTCCTTCTGCGTCAGTAAGCCCTTCTTCTAGTGGATCTCCTTCGGTTAGTCCTAGTACAAGCGTAAGCCCATCATCTTCGGCAAGCCCAAGCGTTTCTCCAAGCGCGTCAACTTCTCCATCATCATCTGGAAGTAGATCGACATCTCCGTCTACATCGCTGAGTCCGAGTTCAAGCGTATCTCCATCAGTTAGCCCAAGCGCAAGTGTTTCTCCATCGAGTAGTACGAGCCAGAGTGTTAGCCCTTCATCAAGTAATAGTACATCTGCATCACCGAGTACAAGCCCATCTAGTAGCGCAAGTTCAAGTTTGTCTCTTGGAAGTCCGTCTAGTTCGATAAGCCCCTCGTCTTCGGTAAGCTCAAGTGCATCAAGATCAGCAAGTCCATCAAGCTCTAATAGTCCATCTATATCACCATCGTCTAGCGAAAGTAGAAGTACAAGTCAAAGCTCAAGCTCGTCTCCTAGCGCGTCGCCAAGCGTAAGCCCTAGCGTAAGTCCTAGTGTATCAAGTAGTTCTAGTAGAAGCCAAAGTCCAAGTGCATCAGTCTCTCCGAGTGTTAGCCCAAGTGTTTGCGCATCACTTAGTCCATCGTCATCACTTAGTCCATCTAGTTCTGTTTCGCCAAGTGAAAGCTCAAGTGCTAGTAGATCATTAAGTCCAAGCGCTAGTGTTAGCCCATCTGTTAGCCCAAGTGTGAGTCCAAGCGTAAGCCCAAGTGTATCCGCAAGTATTAGTCCATCTGCGAGTTTATCTCCTTCTGGAAGCACTTCTGCGTCAATAAGTCCAAGTCGTAGTGTTTCTCCATCGAGTAGCTCAAGTGCATCTGTAAGCCCAAGTCCGAGTGCGGTTCAAGCATTTAGATGCTTAAGAAGACCATTGCGCAGAAATAAGCTAAAAAAGTGGCTGTAGACTTGAGATTTGATATACGCACTATATTATTCTCATAATATTATGGTAAAATTATTTTTGGAGATACAATGACAGATTTAAGTGTTAAGTCAATAAATGATGAATTAAGAGAGATGTTTATGGATACCGTTGAGAATCCATATACCGTAATGACATTCTCTGATCTTGAAAAAGTAGACAAGAGTGGTGATGCGGTTGAAGACTTATCGATGCTCCATTCAATTTCTCAAATGATGATCTATAATATAATGGATTATTCTCCAGACAAAATTGCGAGTGCCAAAACGCTCGTAAAAGAATATTTTGATATGGCAAATGCGATACTTGATGAGTCCAGTGGAGAAACCACAAAAGAACAGGAAACCATGCTTGATAAAGTAAAGGCTTTATTCAATGATTTCAAATCCAAGATTGGTTTAAAGTCGCGTTTAGAAAAGAGTGGACACAAACCTAAGATTAAAGAATCTGGCCTTTCTGTGTGGAAAGATGAAGATGGAACTTATCGGTGGTTCGCAAGATACTCAAATAATTTCCGCGACGATGACAATCCGAGCGAAATCATATCAAAACAATCTCATATAAATTTTGTCGATATGGTCGATAAAGGCGCAGTTCCACTTCCTGAGTTATGGCATTGGCATACAAAAGGAACGAAGTGGGGCCAAGCAGAATGGGTTGCTTTTGATGAGGATAGTGGCATAGCTTTAGCGGCTGGAATAGTCCTGGCTGGTCACGAGAAAGAAGCCGAAGCATTAGCAAACATTGACGAAGAAATAGGTGTATCTCATGGAATGCCATCTTCGTCTATTCGGTACGATGATGACGATAAGAGTGTCATCACGTACCACATTACAAAAGAAATAAGCGATTTGCCTCTTTGGGCGGCGGCAAATAAGCTGACTTCATTCACAATTATTAAGGAGAGTGAAATGAGTATTCCTAGTCATAAGAAAGATTATCTTGCTCGGATTGGTCTAAGTGAACAAGAAATCAATGATATTGAGGAAGGGAATGCTTCTGCCGCGAAACTTGCGAAAGATGAAGGAATTGAATCTAAGGAAGCGAATGCGGAAACAACTGAACCTGTAACAGAGGAAACTACTGAGGATAATACCGAAGTTACTGAACCTGTTACCGAAAAGGAAACAGAAGTTGTGGCTGGCGATTTTGTCACAAAAGAAGAATTCGAAGATGTTGTGAAGCTACTGACCGACTCGATTGCTGATGCTTTAAAGCAGATCAAAACCGAAATTGCGTCTGGACTAGACGAAGTGAAAGCGAAGCAGACGCAGGATATGGAGGAATCTTTTAGTAAGGTTCCGACTGCCTCGCTTGCCGCGCACATTTCTAAGCGATTGTCCGTTGTCGGCGCAAAAGAAACAACTGTAGCAAAGAACACCACTCTGGCTAAGAGTGGGCCTGACGAAACACCCGCGCAGGAAGATAGCATAATCAATAGTGGAAATCCAGTTCTTGACGGTGTAGTGTCGAGATTACTTGGAAGGAGTTAATTTAGAATGAATAAGAAAGATTTGTTAGAAAAACTTGTAGAAGTTTTTGGGGATGAGGATCTGGACGAAAAGACAGTCGCATCTTCGCAGAATGCTAACAAGTTACATGGCATAAACGGGTTATTCTCGACTCCAGGGCTTGAAAGAGATATTTTAACTGCTCACGTCAGACCTTATGGTGTTTCGTCAATTTTACCCGCGTTTCCATCAGTAAACGAAGATCCGAGATTTGGTTCCATTACTGGCTTTACAGCCGCAACCGGAACTCAGCCAGCCGCTCCCTGCGATGATGCTCCTAAAGCATTCATGAAGGGTTGTAACCTGACTGCAAGATTTGGTATCTTCCGCGCTGATACAAACACAATTGATATCTCGCAGACATTCCGCAGAGTCAATCGTGGCGATATGACAGACCTCGTTTTGAGAGGAAGACTGTTGGGATTATCGAACCTATCTCCGGCATCCGTGACTGAGGAAGGCGTACTCGATATTCTAACAAAGTCCGAAATGCTCACGGCTGGTATTTATACCGAGCGCGAACTGAATAAGCAGATGTGGCAGGGTACTACAGCAACCGCTGGAAACTTCCCTGGCCTCGATGTGCAGATCGCAACTGGTCAGAAAGATGCCGATAGTGGCGTGGCTTGCCCCGCTCTTGACAGTGATGTGAAAGATTTCAACTACCATTTGGTAGGCGGAACCGGAAATGACATTGTTGAGTATCTGTCAATGCTCGTTTATTATCTTGAATACAATGCAATGACAATGGGACTCGATCCCGCTGAGTTCGCAATTGTTATGCGCCCCGAATTGTGGGGTGAGCTAAGTGCCGTTTGGCCCGTAGTTTACAACACAAGCAGAGCAAATTCTACTCCTACAAAAGCAACCGTCTTTGTTGATGGACGCGATAATGTGGCTGATAGAGATGCAATGCGCCAGGGTCTGTTTATCGACATCAACGGTAAAAGATACAATGTTGTTCTTGACACTGGTATCTTCGAGCATAACAACATCAATAACGCAAATCTAGCCGCAGGGACTTATGCATCGAGCATTTATGTTCTTCCTCTAACAGTTGCTGGAAACTTCCCCGCTGTGTATCGCGAGTATCTTGATTACACTCAAGGCGCGCAGAATGAAGCTCTCCTGAATGGTATGAATACATTCTGGACAGATGGTGGAATTTTCTCATGGGCTATCGAGAATAACAAATGGTGCTACAAGCTTTCCTTGAGAACTGAACAGCGTGTCGTGTTACGTGTTCCTCAGCTTGCTGGTAAACTCCAGAGAGTTAAGTACAGCCCGTTACAGCATCTGCGCTCTGATGATCCTGCTTCTCCGTACTTTGCTGACGGTGGCGTTTCACTTAGAGGGTGGACAAGACCTAACTCGGTTTGGTAAGATTAGTGGTATGAACCAAAAAGAGGATGGAGAATTTCTCCATCCTCTTTTTCTTGTTGCCTATTGACAAGTAGTGTATAATATATAAGATTAAATTTTAGTTTGGAGATAGTATGGATAAAGTGGTGTACGACACCTGCATGTTGTATTTTACGAGACAAGGGAACTTTTCGTCTTGGGGGGAATTGGCAAACAAGTTTGGATACGTAAGTGGAGAAGCTATACGGTCACAATTCAAAAGAGCGCGGAAGAAAGCTCGTGTTGAGATAAAAGATTACAGCAAATCGAAACCGACAACTCCTGCGAAGATAATTTGTTTTGATATCGAAGTAAGCCCGATGATTGCTTACACGTTTGATATATGGAATAACATAAGTCCAGATAAAGTAATACGAGAGAAATCAATTATTTGTTGGGCCGCTAAAGAATTAAATGACTCTGTTGTTTTCAAAGATGTTGTTACGGAACACGAAGCAATCATGGGCGATGACTATAGAGTTGTAAAAAGTTTATGGGAAACACTAAACTCGGCAGACATTCTCGTCGGTCATAATATCAAAGACTTCGATATCAAAGAAATGAATACAAGATTTCTGAAACATGGTCTTCCTCCGATATCTTCTAACAATGTAATCGATACGCTTCTTGTTTCGCGGCAATATTTTGCTTTCGCAAGTAATAAGTTATCGTTTATAAATAAACAGTTAGGAATTAAGCAGAAAATTGAAACAAGTGGATTTTCTCTTTGGAAAGACTGCATGAATGGTGAGATAAAAGCATTGCGCGATATGATTGATTACTGTGAGGGCGATGTGTTATCCGTAGAGGAACTTTACTATAATCTTAGAGCGTTCATCAAGGGTCATCCTAATCTTGGCCTATATTCAGATAATGATTACAAAGAGTGTCCGAACTGCGGATCCGGTGATCTTTCAAGCAATGGATATTATTACACAACTGCGAATAAGTACGAATCAATGAGATGCAATAGCTGTGGCGCTTTATCAAGAAAGAAGAAAACAGAACTCTCGAAAGAGAAAAGCAAAAACATTTTGAGGAATTAGTGTAATGTCTAACTGGCAAAACAGAATAGTTAAGTACGATAACTTAGATCCAAAGAAAGTAAAGTATAACGAAAATAATTATCGAGAACATCCTGAACTTCAACGAAAGTTGATCGACGGTGTTCTCGATGATATTGGTTGGGTTGCTCCTATAGTCATAAATACAACAACCGGAAATCTTGTTGATGGACAGATGCGAGTTGAGGAAGCAATTGCGAATGGTGAAAAAGAGATACCAGTTGTTTATGTCAATCTTACCAAGGAAGAAGAAAACAAAATACTTGCGACGTTCGATCCTATCACGAGCTTCGCGAAAGAGGATAAGGGAAGATTACAGAAACTTCTTGAAACGCTCAATAATAAGAATGACCGTGTATCCGATCTGGTATCTCGCGTCGCAAAAAGGAACAGGCTTGAATTTACTCCAGAAGGAGTTGAGGATAACCACAAACAGAAGCGCGAAGAAAAGCGACTGCTTGAAGAAGAAGAACTTAATGAAGTTAAGGACAAGTGGGGAGTTGAGGACGGACAGGTTTGGAACATAACAAGCAGAAATGGTGGAGTTCATAAACTTGTTTGCGGAAGTAGCGATGACGAAGCTATTGTACACGAACTCATAGACGGTACAAAGTCTGTTCTCATGGTGACTGATCCTCCGTATGGAATAGATTTCTCAAAAACGAAGTGTAATCCAGTTGCAAAAGAATGGGCTGGAATAAAAGGAGATACCGTATCCGGTGACGATCTTCGGGTTTGGCTCGGATATGTGTTGAATATCTGGATAAAGAAAATGGATCCAAGGTCTTCGTTTTATATATGGACAGCCGCGATGGAGGAATCTTTTGCTATGTTTCATGCTATGAAGAATGCTGGTATCCATATTCAGTCTCAAATTGTGTGGGCCAAGAACAGACCTTCGATGGGTCAATCTGATTATCAGTGGATGCATGAGAACTGCTGGTATGGATATCTTGAAGGCCAGAGGCATATCTGGAATGGTGGAAGGAACCAATTTTCGGTATGGTCAATCGATAAGATAAACTTGTCCGAATACTTACATCCAATGCAGAAGCCTGTTGAGCTTTACAGCATTCCAATGAAAAATCATACGGACGCTGGAGATATATGTCTTGATCCTTTCTCTGGATCTGGAACTCAGATTATAGCCGCAGAGCAATATGGTAGGATTTGTTATGCTATGGAGAATGATCCAACCTGGGTAGCTGTATCCTTGCAGAGATTTAGTGATGCTGGATTAAAGCCGGAGTTAGAGTGATGAAACAGGATGTTGTTGTATTTACTTGCGATAAGCATTTGTGGGCCGTTCAACCTTTTGCTTGGTTATTTAATAAGTATTGGGGAACCGACGATACCGTTATTATCGTTGGGTTTAATGAGCCAAAGTTTGCATTGCCTAGAAATTTTTACTTCTATTCTGTTTCTGTTGATGAGTATCCAGCAACGAAGTGGGTTGATGCCGCAATAAAATTCTTAGATGAGTATTCTGAAAAACGGTTTATTCTTATGCATGAAGATTATTGGATGGTGCGCCCTCCAGACAAAGAAGCTATTTATATGTTGGATGACTACATGAATAGAGATGAAAACATTTTGAGGATCGATCTCACGACGGATAGGCTTTATGCTGGCGGAATGCGAGATGTAGATTATCTTGGTAGAATTGATATCATTGAGGCTCCAGGGAGTCCGTATCAGATGTCTCATCAAGCATGTCTTATGGATAGAGAAAAATATCTTTCTGTAATAAAATCTCTTGACGAAAACCATAGATCGGCATGGGAAGTAGAACTTGAGGGAACCACGATAGTAAACAAGCATGGAAGTAAGATGCGCGTTCTCGGTACTAGGCAAAGTCCAATCAGATACTCGAATGGACTTCTCAAGGGGAAGCTTGATTGGAACGAAATTCCGAAACTCAAGGATGAAGACTTCAAGGCGATTAGCGTATGGTTGCCAGAAGAATTAAAAAACAATAATGTTTAATAGTGTTGATAAGACGAAGCCAACTGTAAAAGAATATGCTGATTCGCTTTCGGAGCGAATGATAATGATATCCGAAGCAATACTCCGAAGATACGGGTGTCAAGAAGATGTTCTCAAAAGCGTTGAGGTTGATAGGCTCACAATAGTTATACGAATGTACTTTTGTGACATAACTTATTGTGTTCCTGAGTTTATGATTAATGATGAGGACTTTCCAGATGCGAGAATTAAAATAATGAGGTTCTCTGAAAGTTATGCAAGATGGGCCGCTTACGATTATCTGGAGAAGATTGGGAAATATGTCGAACTCGAAGAAAGAAATTAAAGTCCTGATGATACCAGGGATAGAATCCTCTGGTGAACCAAATGGAATATCAAGAGTAATAGAAAATTACTACAAGTACGCACCCACCGTTGGCATTAAGTTTGTTGGCGATTATGATGAGTACGATCTAGTAGCGTCTCATGCTGGCATAACCGGATCCGAGTGCGATGTATCCATACTGCATGGATTGTACTTTACCGGAGATTACAAAGCATCAAACCATGAGTATATTATTAATAATCGAATAGTCGACTCCGTAAGGTCTGCGAAAGCAATTACTGTTCCTTCGTCATGGGTCGCAGAGATTATACAACGAGATATGCATATTAATCCTTTTGTTGTTCCTCATGGAATTGATTATAAGGAATGGGATCATGACTATCAAGATAATGGTTATGTTCTTTATAATAAAAATAGAGATGGATTTGATGTATGCGATTCGTCACAGGTCGATAGGATTGCGGAGATGGCTGGAGATATTACTTTTATATCCACGTTTTCAAAGTCAAGACCAAGCAACGTTATTGTAACTGGCGTATTGCCACATGGAGAAATGAAGAATGCAGTCCAGAAAAGTGCTGTATATTTATCGGTCACTAAAGAAACTTTTGGCATCGGTGTTTTGGAGGCTCTTGCTTCTGGTGTTCCTGTGCTTGGTTGGCGTAGTGGCGGAAATGTTGACATTATTAGTCATGGTATTAATGGGTACTTGGCTGAACCTGGAAATTACGATGATCTATTAAATGGGTTGCGGTATATATTTAAATATAGAAAAACATTACATGACAATGCAAAACTCACAAGTGAGCAATGGAGTTGGCAAAACTCTATACGCAAACTAAGATCCGTATTTGAATATGCGCTTGAGAAAAGAGAAAGAAAAGTCTCCGTATCAGTTATTATTCCAACTTATAATTATGGAGATAAAATTGATAGAGCATTAACAAGCGTGTATTCTCAAACACTTCCGGCGAGTGAAGTTATTGTGGTGGACGATGGATCGACTCAGGAACACGCCGAGCTAACAAAAGAAGCGTGTGAAAGATTTAATGCTAAATATATACGCAAAGATAATGGTGGAGTTGCAACAGCGCGCAATCTTGGCGCAAAGCGATCATCGGGAAAGTACCTTTGCTTTCTCGATCCCGATGATGCGATAGATAAGGATTTCCTCAGAGTATGCGTAAGCGATCTTGAGGGAGATCCATCTTTATATATTGCATACACTTCCCTCAAGTGGATTGACAAAGATGGCAACACTGGAGTTTCGGCTTGGCCCGCTGATTGGCATTTTGATGAGCAACTAAAGCGTAAAAATCAAGTTCCTACTTGCAATGTTATGCGCAGAGAAGTTATCGAGCGTACTGGTGGGTTCAGGCAGAGATATGCTCCGAACGGCGCTGGATCCGAAGATGCTGATTTGTGGACACGCGCAGGATCTCTTGGGATGAAAGCAAGGCGCGTTACAAAAGACGCTTTGTTTATATATTCAGTAGGACAGGGAAATGTAAGCGGAGATAAGACTTACAGAGAAGTGGATTGGTTGGGATGGAATGGATATATACAAACTGGCCTTCACCCATTCGCTAGTTATGCATCACCGAGAATGGGACAATCTCATAACGTATATCAGTACGATCATCCTGTTGTTAGTGTTATTATTCCTGTTGGGCCTGGACATGAAGATAAAATATTTGAGGCAATCGATAGTGTAGAGGGACAAACTCTTAAACGATGGGAACTTATTCTTGTCAATGATTCTGGAACTCCAATTGATATAACTCCATATCCATTTGTAAGATACATAGAAACTCGTAAGCCAAAGAGCGGCCCTGGCGTTGCTAGAAATATGGGAGAGCTTATAGCCAGAGGAAGATTTTTATTCTTCTTAGATGCCGATGATTGGATCGCTCCGAATGCGCTCGAGATTATGCTATCTCAATGGAATATATCAAAGTCTATTGTTTACTCAAATTACTATGGAATTGCAACGATTGAGGATGAGGATTATCTCAATAAACTTGGTGACAGGCTCGTCGATTATAATCCAAAGAATCATAAAGCGAAAATTCTACATAGGGCAGAAGAATACGATTGCAAGAGAGCGCAGGAACAGCCGAACGATCCTCTCTATCATTGGTGCATTGTCTCGTGCTTGATCCCAAGAGAATATCATAAAGCGATTGGTGGGTTCGACGAGACAATGAAAAGTTGGGAGGATGTTGACTATCATTGGAGAATGAGTCATAATGGATATTGCTATTCGAAGATCGATGATCCGCTTGTAGCTTATCGCTTCGACACTGGCAATAGAAGGAATGCCGCAAATCCAGATACAAATCTCGATACTGCGAAGTCATTGCTTTCGTATATGAAAACGAAATACAAAGGAATTAAAATGGCTAACTGTACAACGTGCGGAGGGCAGAGAACCCAGGCACAAATAGAGGCACTAATGTCAAGTCAAAACGCATCCGGTGGAGATGGTGATTATGTTCTTGCTGTTTATAATCACCCGAATAAAGGTGATCACTCTGTTATCGGCCCATCAACGGGAATAAGATACGGATACCGATCAGGTGGAGATAGCTTCCTTGTTCACAAAAAAGACATAGAGCTTATGCCTATGCTGTTTATTGTGAACGATAGAGTAAACGGTGGGTTGGCGAATGATCTAATCGCTCCGGTTGGTGGAGTTCAAAATACTCCAGAACCGACACCGATTGCCGCTCCTAAGCCAAAAGTTTTTGATATCAATCTTGTCCCTGGCATAACTCCTTCGATAGCGAAGAAGCTTACAGAGGCTGGATTTAATGATGAGGAAAAGTTTAAGGCTTTGACAGAAGAAGAACTCAAGGACATAGACGGTATTTCTGTTGTGAGAGCAAAAGTCATTATGTCGATTGTTCAGGAAATGAATGAGTGACACGTTTGAGTTTATTCTAAAAGTGATTATTATCTCCCTGGCGACTTGGCGACTATCAAGCTTGTTTGCCAGGGAGGACGGCCCGTTCAAGATGTTTTCTAATATTCGTAAATATATTTATACGAGAACATTGTATAATTCATTTAGAAGAATATTTGAAACGCTCAACGATGGGATAGTTTGTATCTGGTGCAACTCAATGTGGTTCTCTATGATCATGGTTATACCAGCATCAAGAAATATTTTGGAATGGTTCTATCTTGCCTTATGCGTTTCAACTATTGTAATCATAGTTGAAGGAATTATAAATGGCGAGAACTAGCATAAGAACATTACTAAGCCTTGACAGGTATGCTAAGATTATGGGAATCAATCCCGTATTCTTTAACGGCGGAGATCAAATAAACTTACCAACTGGTAACGTTTTATTTCCAATTGATAATGCTCAAAACAATATCTGGCATCAATACTCGTGGCAACAGAATGATCAAATAAGTAGAGAGGATCTTGCTGAACATATAAGCGTTGCCGAAAATGAGATTATTAATTATCTTGGATATTCACCTGTTCCAATGTGGACGGCGAAAGAGAGATATAATACACCAAAATATCTGAGGCCAGAATATAGAGGAAATAATTTGCTTTATGATGTATCTGGATTGGACTTTGAAATAAAGATCAAGCATGGATACTTCATATCCGGTGGACGTAGAACAGCAAGCATATTGTCTCCAACTGTTGCTGTAAATTATACAGATGACGATGGAGATGGATGGAAAGAAATTGCAACAATAACAATTGCAACTCTTGAAGATCCAATTGAAGTAAAGTGTTATTTTGTCGGTCACGGTGGAGATCCATCTTATGAAATACGTGAGCCAAAGTCAAAAACATTAAATGCTGGCGTGATTGCGTTTAAGTATAATACTTGGCAGATGGTCGAGCCTGATCTCTATGAAGTATTTCCGATGTCTGATGCGAATAACTCGATTGACTTTTACGACGATACAAATTTTGTTGGTACTGTAGATATATATAGAGAATATACAGACACAACTCAACCACATGCGGTATTCATAACAAATGATGTAAGCGATGGATATCCTTACTGGCAGAACGGATTTGTATATTCTAAGGATCAGGATTATGTTTGCCCCGTTCAGGGAGATTATGATCTTGCAACTCAGTCATGGGTTCGTGTATATGCGCAATGCATAGTCCCTGATTATGTTGATTTGTGGTATTATTCAGGTATGAGACAACACTTTGGTTCAAGCTATTCATTTGACGACTATATGCCAAATGATTTTGCAAGAGCGATAGCATATATGGCTACCGCGAGACTCGAAAGAGTTTTTTATGCGAATAATAATGCAACATCACTTGCTACAGAGTTAAGAGATGATTACTTGGTATCAGGACAGGGAACCTTCAAGGGGCTTAGGCGTGGAGTTGACAGCAATCCGTTTGGATCTAAAGTTGGCGAGTATAAAGCTTGGCAACTTATGAGCAGATATAAAACGTCGAACAGCAGTTCTGGAGCAACCGTATAATGAAAAGAGTTGTTTGGAAAGATAACAATGGAGTATTCCGTTGTTCTTTATTGCGAGATAATGATAATGAATCTATGCCGCAAATTGGTATCCCACTGGAGCCGCCGCCCATCGAGAGGATCTTGTGTGAAGCCGGAGTGGATTTGAGAAATGAGCTTGTTTCGCAAGGTTTGATTACCTATCAGGATTTAATGAAAGAGCCAAACGGGGTGTCGAGTGCGCTCATAAATATCTTGAGAAGGAAAATTGTCGAAGCGTATAAACTAGAGGAGTCTAATAAAAATGACAGCATCAAATAAACCATTACAGACTGGTTTTACTCGTGTGTTTATTATAGCTGGACGCGCTAGAGGCGATCATCGGCCTGAGTATTACTCGAACTTAAAGATGGGCGGGATTGCACAATCCTTTGGTGATATTACAAAGATTGAAATTCCTGATCCGAATGAGTATGGGAAGTACATGGAGGTTGATAGAATTCGCGGTGCAGTTGAGAGAGCGACATTTACCCTTATGGGAAGATTCGCTGTTGCTGTAAAAAGCAGAATGCTCGAACTTGCTCGGAATGGTTGCCCTGTTGATGTTCAGGTACATATGGGAGAATGCACCGATCCGTCTAACTTCAACGTATTCACCAAAGCTATTATCTCGGAAGATTCGGTAATTACCAATCATTCGACAGAAGACCTTGGTGCTTTGGAGTCCGGCGAGAACGCGGTTGTTAACGAAACCGCAGATATTTCAGCAAAAGATTACTATGAAATTCTTCCTCTCTCTTTCACAGCGAGAGCCGGAGATATCATAATCAATCACGTTAATGCAATTGCCGTTATCGATACCGCTTCGTGCGGATCTTGCGCAACCGAATCAAATGGTTGCCAGAAGATATTTGCCGTGACTGACGCGGCTGGTGGAAGCCCTGGAACGTCGCCTGATGTGTTGTTCTCGCTTGATGGTGGAGCAACATGGAGAGCGCACGACGTTGACACGTTGCTCACAACAGAGAACGCGGATGATGTAGCTGGAGTTGGAGAGTATGTCGTGGTTGTGTCTAACAC